TACACCAGTTCATAAACTGAAGTAGATCCGTTTCTGTTATTTTGGATTTTTCGTCTTGTCTAATAGCACAGGCTACACATTGAAGAGATTCATTCCTCGTATCTATAGGACTTGCCATAATTAAACTTTTTAATTATTTATTGAACCCACCTTGTAACTGTAAGTTCAATACTATTATCCTCCATCTCCCACTCTTCTTCTACTTGAAATCCCATTTCCTTAACAGTATTATGCACTGTCATTCTTGCATACTGTTGATTAACCTTATCCATAAACCTCTCTACAGGAATAGGTTGGTTCCATGTCTCAAGATCTGCGACTAATTCATACTCACCTGTCATTGGATTCATACGAAAACCAATATCAGTGCTTATAGCAAGTTCTGCTTCAACAGTTTCATGACCAATACCATGACTACCAGTTACTTTGAGTTCCTGATCTTCCTTTACATCATACTGAAGTATCTCCAGTGCTTCCTGTAGTTGTGGTTTGTTCCTTAGCTTTGTTTTGATTGTGCTGAAGTGCGACATTGTTAGAGTAAAATTCGGGTTTAAATTGACGAGTTTCTAATTCTCCAAGTTTATTATCTATTTCTCTGGTGAGTTCTACACACTCATTAGATGTTGCTCCCATAACTTCTTCAGTTACTCTACCATCTTGTCTGATAGTAAACTTAAGAGTCTGTTGTCTGCTCATAGGTCTCCTTCTTTGCGGTTTTCTGATTTATGAACATCAAACTCTCCACCAGGATATCTTGCTTTGAGTTTGTCTACATTCATCTCAATGATTTCATCGAATGTAGTATCTAGTGCCATACAAGCCTGTGCCAAATACCAACAAATATCACCTAATTCTCTCTTCATATGAAAGACATTCTCTTCATTATATGGTTTACCTTGAAGTATAATTTTCTTTACTACTTCAGTAAACTCACCTGCTTCAGCAGTTAAACCAAATGCAGCAGTGATGAGTGGAGGGATATTACAATCATCCTCCAACTCCAAATTATTCATACGAGTAAGAAGTGCTGCATAATGAACACTCTCATTACTCGTCACTTCTCTTACAAAATCAACATACTTTTCGGTGTCTACAGTCATACCTTTTTCTTCTCCAAATTTTTTCTAAGTTCTGTAGATGTTTCTAACCTTAATAAAGCATCCACAAACTCAGGTGTTTCTTCCCAACTCCACTCTTGGTTATGTTGTGGGTTTTTCTTTTCAATTGTATGAGTTTTTAAAGTCATTAGTATGTGTATCCAGCAATGTGTAAATGATCATCAGAAGATGGTTGAGATCCAGCAACATAAGAACCAGTAGTTGCTTCTGAATTAGCTTGAGCACGAGCAAGTAATGCTGCTTGACCTGCCTTAATATTCTTACCACCCCATGCTTTAAGAGCAGAGTGTTGTAAAGCACGACCAAAGGAGAATGACATATTCCATTCTCTTCTCTTCTCAAAGGTTGCAGAACGATCTACTTTCTGCATCGCATTTAAATAAACAGTTGCTGCCTCTTCAGGTAAACCACCAGAAAGGAATACAACACCAGCAGGTTCTTTAGGAACAGAACGCATTAATACACCAACAGTAGATGCAGACACTCTTCTAGGAGTACGTTCTTCTTCCATCTCACATTCATTACCAGGAATAGTCATTGCACATTTCAATAATGATCCTTCAAGATATACTCCATCCAAAGCACAAGCATCATAAACTTCTCTATAGATACGTTCTTGATGTATTCTAGTAGTTCCCAATCTATGATCTCCATCCATAAGAACTTCAGGTTCAATAATTGGAACTAAACCTGCTTCTTGAACTATACGAGCATATCTTGCAAGTCCTCTTACATTTTCCTGAATAGCACGTTCTGAAGGACCACCAGTTTCATCATCACCATGATGAATTTTAAAAGTTGCTCTCCACTTTGCAAACCTTGCTCCCTGCTTATAATAATCTTGTGCTCTTTCAAGTAAACCATCAAGTCCTGTACAATAAAACTCTCCAGGTTTTGAATTAGGTAGAGTATCAATGATAGGACGTAAACCTGTATCAACTTTAATACCAGGAATAATACCTTCATCACGGAAATGATCTATGATAAGTCTTTCATCTGCTGCTTTAACACCATAGATACTTGCTTTTTGATATAAAGTTTCTTCATAAAGAATTACTCCACTAATATACTGACCCAATCCAGGTGTAGTAGCAAGCATAGTTCTATACTTACGACGATTAGATTCTGTATTCTTTACACCAATACCTGCTAAACGTTTTCCGCAAGTAGCATTAGATTCATCAGCAGCAAGGATACCCCTTCCCTTTCTTACCAACTTTTTAGCAGTTTTTGTAAGTTCTTCTTTATACTGTTCTAGTGTCATGATGATTCAAATTTAAAGTCTTTAAAAGATTTCTTCGGTTTTTCCTTAAAATTATACTCTTCATCTTGTCCACTGTCAACTATATCTTCTTGAGCACTTTGCTCACAATCATACAATCTCATCTTCGCACGATCTATACCCACAACAAATCTTTTAAAGACAGTAGGATCATTATATCTGTTCTTCAATTGCTTCACCATTATCTGATTTAAAGCCTCCAACTCTTCTGTAGAAATAAGGGCAAACATAAGGTCAGCAGTAGCAGGGAGTCCAAAAGATTCAGAGGTGTCAGTGAGGTCAACATCACTACTACCGTAACCGCTACGAGTAGTTTGAGTGGCAGATACAATCGGAAGGTTCGTCTCAACTGCGAGACCCCGTAATTCTTCTGCGATTGCTTTGATGAACGAGTAGGAGTTAACATTACTTCCTGCTCTGTATCTTGATGAAGCACAGATATTCAAATAATCTATGAATATTATATCAGGTTTAAAGGACTTTTTCAATGCAAGTTCATTAAGCAATCCTTTAAAATGTCCCGAATGTGCAGCAGCAGTAGGATACTCTTTTATAATTAACGTTCCTTGAGTTTTCTTTGCAAGACTTTCAACCTTTGTATCAAACATAGGTTTAGGTAAATCTGTTATGTCCTGTATATTGACATTAAGTAAATTAGCATCGATCCTCTCCGCAATCTTTTCCTCTGCCATTTCGAGAGTGATGTAGAGGACGTTCTTCCCTTGGAGGAGGACACTGCTAGCCATATGGCACATAAATAAACTCTTTCCAACCCCTGTGCCAGCAAGAGCAATGTTGAGAGTTTTATTCGGTAGACCTCCTTTCGTAATCTTGTCAAAATATTCAAGGTCGAACGGGATCTTATCCTCCTTCCTGTGGTACGATTCGTATCTTTCCTCATAATCTTGTAAATAATCGTGTCCTATATGACTATCAAAAGATACTGCTAAAGCATCTGATAGGATAGAAGGAATAGCATCTCTATTCTTCTTCTCATCCTCACCATCAGCAATATGAATTGACTCCATAAGTGCAAGATAGATTGCTCTATCTCTACACCACTTTTCAGTAGTATCTAGCAACCATTGGGGTTCCAATGGAGCATCGTGTAAAGTATTTGAAATATCTCTGGTTTCTTTTATCTCAGACTCATTCAAGTCTGTTCTATTTTCTATCTCAATATTAAGTGCTTCTACACTTATAGCAGAACCATACTTAACAATAAACTTAGTTATTTCCTCGAATATTATTTTTTCTTGTCTTTCTTCAAAATAATCTGGTTCTATGAACGGAATAACTTTGCGAGAAAAATCTTCATTGAATACCAGATTCCTGAGAATGGTGGTTTCAATTCGTTCCATAAGAGAAGTGTTCCTTCGCAATGTTGTCCAACTGTTCCATTATATCATCAGTGAAGTATTCTGTGGGGTTCTTAAGAATTTCTTTAGCATAGATTTTCTTACCATTCATTTCATAACGTCCTGCAACGTTTTTCCACATACCACCAATCTCTCCCAATTCAAGAAGACCATAGTAACGATCTAATCCCCTTGCATCATAATACAAACGTATATTTACTTCTTTGTTTTCTTTTGAGAGTCTTGATTTATGCGTCTTAGCTTTAATAATGTTACCAATAACTTCTTTCTGATCCTTTTCCTTTTTTTTGCTGAGATAAATGATCGTACTTGCGGCATATTTGAGACCAGAGCCTCCTCCCATTTCTTTAGTTGGGACATAAGATCCGATAACATCGTAGGTGTGATTTGTAACTATAAGTGGAATGTTTGCTTGACCTAGTTTTAGAGTAAGCATTCGGAACGCTCCCTTGACAAGTTGAGATTTGGTCATATCTCTAACTTGTTTATCATCCAATGCGTCTCTAATTTCTTTCTCTGTTGAAAGCATACCCAAAGAGTCTAACACAAACATACAAGGTTTGCGTTCTTCTTCAGATGTTTTTAAGTATATATCTACAGCACGAAGTGCCTTACTTCTAAACTCCTCAATTGTAACCACATTCACCACCACAAGGCGATTCATATCTATACCACGTGACTCAAGTAATCCCTTATTGACTGCTGCTTCAGTATCGAAATAGAGGCAGTAACCATCAGGATTACTATCCAAGAAGTTCTTAACAACAGCAAGGGAAAAATACGTTTTACCAGTACTGCTTTCACCAGCGATGGCAGTAATGCGATTGCTAGATACGCCACCAAAAATGGAACCCGACACCAATCCATTAAAGATGTATGAACCTGTGTCGATGTATCTTTCGGTTTCTTCGATGTCTGCTGCGACTTGGGTGTATTCGTCACCTATCTCCTTTACTACTTCTTTTAAAAAATCCATTCTATAGCCTCAATAAAATTATTATAGCATATTATTTTAAGATCTACCACTCACATCCACAGAGAATGCATCATCAGTATCAAAATAGATATTTCCTGATATAGAAACTCTATAATCATCACTTTCAAAAAATGGATATACTTGATGACAAAGAGTTGCTGGAAATAAAACCAAAGATCCATTCATTTCTGGATCCATTTCAAATGTCATAGGACTTATATGACCAAGAATATCAGTATATAAAAATTGAAAATCCGAAGATGCTGGATTTGTTGTGTTCTTAGATATTGGTAAATCATGTTGCTCTTTGGATCTAGTTGGAATCTGCATCCAAATTACAAAAGACATAGCACCACCATGATTATGCACTGGATTAAACTCAGTTTTTCTTGAAAAATTAACCCAAAACTCCCTCATTACCATTTTCTCAGAAAATACATTTGTAAAAGTATTTCTAAAAGAAGTACAATAAAAATTATTTCTAAGATATTCAAGACACATCTTTTCTAGATGAGTATTCCAAAAATAATCATCTACATCTTTAAGATATAAACTTTCTTGTATATTTCCTGCCAAATTTTGATTGGCAATAACTTTATCCTCTCTAGCAGCTTCAATACGTTCCCAAAGATATTCAATTGCCTTTTCTCCTAACTCACATTTCATTATGTTTATATTAGGAGGCATTACATAATACCACTTATCTTCCATTAGATATCACACTCCACTTCATCCCAGACATCATTTAACTTATTATTATCCCTAATATTTTTTAATACGAAATAAAGTCGAGTATCACCACCAAGAGATAGTGCATTAATAATAGTATCCAAATCTTTATGATTGATAGGTAATTCCATTAAGAGAAAAATGAATCCAAGTTTACAGTTTTTTCCACACTCCATTCTATAGCGTTTAAAATGGCTCTAAGTGGTTCCACGAAACTCTTATCAAATTGTAAATCATAATCGATGTACATGTCAAGACCGAGTTCGTGAGGAAAATCTTGAATAAATGATATTACATTTTCTTGAATGATGTTTGGTTTCTTCAAATAAAGAAACTTTACTTTTTCACCATTTCCGATAGCAGAATATTTATTATCCAATTTCTTTTGCTTTACATAGTGATTAAAAAGTAATGCACCACGTATATGTATAGGAGTTCCCTTTTCATATATTGTTGAATGTGATTTATACTTTTGAACATTAGATGCTGTTCTAGGAAAAGCAATATCTTCTGGTGGAAGTTTTCTAAAATTGGTTCTGCATTCTTCAATAAATTTCTGAACATTCTCCTCAGTATCATTCATAATTAACTTCAAAGCATCCTTAATCATTGCTCTACAAGGTGCTGGTGTAGAAGATTTAACTGCCTCAATACCCATCATCTTGAGTTTAGGTTCTTCGTATCGAACACCCTCACTATCCCATACATTCAGAATGTATCTCTTCTTAGCAGTCCATATACCCCTCTCTGCGATGTTCTCTCGCTTCATCTGCATCTTCTGGTCATAGGCACTTACGTACTCGGCCAATTCTTGGTAAGAACCCTCAATAAAAGGTTCAAATTCAGTTTCACACACCTTATTAAGGAACGAGACAATGCTTTGATTAGTTTTCTCTCTTCCCTCGTATACACGTTCAACCAAAGGGCCCAAATTAAGGTAAATGGAATCAGTATCTGAAGCAATAACATAATCAACATCCTCGGTTTTTAAGATCTTATTGACCTTTTGGTTCATCTTGTTCTCTATCCAACGTATGGATACTTGGCCAGACAGAGTAATTGCTTCGGCATTAGCAAGTTTGTAATACCTAAAGTACTGATTGCCGATAGCACCATAAGCAGAGTTAAGAGATATCTTCTTCGCCATCTGAATATTGTTACACCTAGCAATCTCCTTCTCCAATGCTTCCGTGGGTGTTTTCTCATACTGCTGCTTTGCCTCAAGCATCTTCTTCTTGAAAACAACACGATCTCCATACATCTTGTCCATAAGTTCAGGAAGGAACCCACGCACATCCTTCCGATATTGTGCTCCATTCGCACAAACTGCATAATCTCCATCAAACTCACACTCTTTATCTAAGATCCTTTCAACGCTCGCACTGGGATGTCGAGTCTCCCTGATGGTCTCTGGACTGATATTATATTGCATAATAAGATGAGGATACAGACTGTTGAGGTCAAAACTAACCACCCAATCATACTTTCCTGGTTTCGGTTCCTTGACATAAGCACCTGCATACTTTTCGTTTTTTTGTGATCTATTCTTAGGAGGAATAACAATATTCCTCTTCTTCAAATAGTTATAAATGATGGTGTCCCACATTCTTACCTGATAGAACACATCATTATAATTGACCTTAGCATCATAGGCCATAGTAAGACAAAGTTCTATTAACTTCATCTTGTCTTCCAGACGGTCAACAAGTTCCACGTCAATTATATTATATTCAATGAACTTCTGCCAACCCTTTGTATAGAAGTCCTTAAATGTATCAAACTCAGAGTGGTCTAACTTCTTCTGACCCAATTCTACACTAGCAATATAATCCAAACGATATGATTCTTGTGCCTTATAAGTAAACTTCTTATAAAGATCAAGATAGTCCAACTGTGAGACACCACCAATATCATATGAAATATGTTTACGACCTGCAATAAAAGTTTCTTCCTCAGTTACAAGACCCCAAGGTGACATTCTTTTCATCAACTTCTCACCAAGGATTCTTTCAATCCTACGGCACATATATGGAATATCATACAACTTACTATTCCACCCAGTAATAACCTCTGGAGTATTGGACTCAATCATCCACCAGTTAATAAAATCATTTAAAAGTTCATACTCGGTTCTGAATGATTTGTATAAAACATTCTCCTGTTTATTCTTAAAAGGTCCTAAACCCCAAGTAATTATTTGCTTAGTTGTATAATCCTGAATTGATATAAGAAGTATCTCTTCAGCACAAGATTCTACATCAGGGAATCCCTGTTCAGATTTAACCTCAATATCAAGAGTAACTAATTTAATTTTATCAATATCAAACTTTAATTCTTGATCAGGATATCTCTCCGAAATATACTGATAGATAAATCTCTCATTACCATAAACATTAAAATTATCAATCTCACTATATCTCTTTATAAAATCCCTAGTTTCTCTAACTGTTCCTGGTTCAATTGCTTCTACAGGATCACCAGTTAGTGTTTTGTATTTTGTTTTCTTTTTTGAATCAACAAAAAGGGTTGGATAAAACTTCTCACGAGTTGCGAAGTGTTTTCCATCTTCGTAACCACGAACCAAGAAGTTGTCTCCAACCATCTGAACGTTTGTATAAAATCTCATCGCAACTTAC